CCGAGCGTTTTGCAAATGCGGGCAGCCTGCGGCCAGTTTTTATGCTTCACCGCTGCCCAAAATGCGGCGGCGAGTTTTTCGTCACGCGCTTTGATGATGGCATAAAGTTTGCCGGGGGTGGCATAGACTTTCCACACGTCGCGCATGACGGCAGACTCGCCGCGTTTTTTGGAGGCCGGATTGGCTTTGCCCATGCTCGGTGGCGTGATGTCGGTGATGTCGCGCACAAAGCCGCGTGCGTCGTCTTCGATGGCCTTCGCCATGATCGCCGCTGCCTCACGCGGGACTTGTTTGAGCTTTTTGAGCAGCGGGCCGAGTTGGACGTTGGCGCTGATCATTGCGTGGTGACTTGCTGGCCGGTGAGTGTCCAGAAAACGCTGTGGGGGGACTCGTTGGGTGCTCCGGCGTCGGTGGCGAGCTGATAGACGCGACCCGTTTCGACGTGCGTGAAACGCACGGCACGGGTGCTGTCGGTGGTGGCGTCGATGACGTCGCTGGCGGGCAGCAAGGCGCAGGCCACGACGATCTTGATCGTGCGCGATTGGATGACGCCGCCGTCGTTCTCAAACTTCACGCCACGCCGCGCGATGAAGCCCGCAGGCAGGCGGCGATTGTTGAGCAGGATGGTGCAGGGGTTCCGCTGCAACAGTGTGGCGAGGTGCAGCTTTTCACTGGTGACGAGGGCGGCGGACATGCCGAGGTAGAAATGTCAAAGCGTGAAGGCACAAAAAAACGCCGCGTCCCCCAACCAAAAGGGACGCGGCGCAGGGGACACCGGCGGGCGAAGAATAACCGCGCCGGGTGAGAGCAATGAGAGGCAGATGTCAAACCTTGCGGAAGTAGGCCGCATGCTCATTGCTGTGCCGACAGGGCACGATGTGCAAGAGCTGCCAGCCGTCGCATTCCATGCTGGTGAGGATCAACGGCAGGTCCTCGGGATGTGCGAGCTTAACGGTGTTAAGCGCGATGACGCTCGTTGTGGGTGGTTTTGGGGGATTGGTTTTAGCCATGGCAAGAGTGTAGAAAAAACGGCCCACCGGTGAGGGTGGGCCGTTGAGTGGTCGGACAGGCTGGCAGCCTGTCTCACGATTAGCCGAGGAGCGTGGCGACGAACTCGGGCTTCCAGACTTTGACGCCGAAAAAGGCCATGAGCTTGATCTGGTTCATGCCGTAGCCTTTGTAGAGGCGGGCAGAGAAGCTGAGGCCGGTCTTTTCATCGACCAGCACCGCGATCTCTTCACCGACGTCGCCACCAGGCGGCTGCGCTGGGGGGCGCATGGCCAACTCGATGGCCGACTTGTGGAAGCCGACGTTGGCGGTGTAGCTGTTACCGATGGTGATCTCGGAAGCCGTGGTGCCCGCGACGCGGAGACCAGGGTGATTGATGATGATGTCGCCGCTGGTGGCGGTGATGCCGGTGCGCACCACGTAGTTGTTCGCGGTGTCAGTGTCCATCGCGATGACGTCACCGGCTTTGATGCCAGTGGTGTTCACGGTGCCGCCTTCGACACTGAGTGTGGTCTGGCCGATGGCTTCAGCGCCGCTGAAGTCGTAGCCGGTGCCTGCGCCTTTGGTGTGGAGCTGCACCCCGGCGGAAGTGCGGATGGAGAAGCCGGAGACGTTGAGCAGCTCACCCCGGCGAAGCGTGGCGTCGGCACCGGCTTCGTTGACCTTGGTGAGGGTGCTCAGGTTGCGCAGGTTCGTGCCAGCAGCGGAGCTGATGATGAGCGAGAGATCGCCATCGTCCATGATGCAGCCATTGTCCTCCAGGATCTGGCGGAGCTGGTTGATGGTGTTGAAGTTGGACGCGAAGGGCGTGGTGCCTGCGGTGCCAGTGGCGCGGGAGGCACCCTGATAGGCGGCCGTGCCGAGGCTGCCTTCGATCTGGTTGATCATCTTGCGGATGGCTTGCTTGTAGAGCTGCTGGAGGGCGAGCTCTGCGCCGACGGTGGCGGCGAGTTGGGCAAACTGCTCACCCTTGAGCGGGATGCTGGCACCGACATAAGAGCCGAGTGTCAGTGTATCCACCGAGGTGGTGATGTCAGCGGCATCGGGTGCCGTCATCGCGGGTGTGTAGGACGTTTCGAGCGTCGGCTCCTGCGTGCGCAGGGAGGTGACGGTGCCGCCAGCGGAGATGCCTTCGGAGCCGCCGTTGACCATGACGCCTTGGGCGAAGCCGGTGGGTTCGCGGGCGACCATGTCGCGAGCTTGATAGAGGATTTCAGTCAGTCCAGTGAGTGAGATGTCGTTAGCCATATGTTTGGATCAGTGAGAGTTGGGGGTGTGTTGGGTTTGAGGTGTCAATCGGCGATCATTCTTCGAGCTTGCCTTTGGCTGCCATGAAGGCGTTGCGCTCGGCGTGGGGGAGCTGGTTGAAGGCGGCGCGGGTCATGGTGTTGACGGGGGTGCCGCTGCCACCTTGAGCACCCTGGATGGGAGCGTTGCCACCGGCAGCACCGGCGGCACCGTTGGTGAGCAGGGCGGTGATTTTGGCGAGCTCAGTTTCCAGCGCGGTGAGCTTGGCTTTGTCGTCCTTCGTGGCCTCGGTGATGCTGGCAGCGAAGGCGGCTTTCACAGCGGCGTCTTCGAAGTCGATGACGACGTTGGGAGACTGTGGCTTGTGCGCGGTGATGGCAGCGGTGAGCTGGTCTTCAGTTTCATCACCCTTGACGGTGATGCCGACGAGTGAGGCGAGGGCGAGGAGTGCTTTCATGTTTGGAGGGGTGGTGAGGCGCGATGGCGACGGTGGCGGCGCGATGTCAAAGAGGGCACTCGGCACATGACGCAGCGCGGCGGTGATGCGGGCAGTCTTGAAAGCGGAGGCACTGAGGGCGACTTCGTCGCTGGTGGCATCGGCAAAACCGTGCTCGACGGCTTCTTCACCTGTCAGCCAGGTCTCGGCGTCCATCATCGCGGTGAGGTCTTCATCGCTCTTTTTCGTGCGCTCACGATAAGCGGCGAGGAGGCTGCCTTTGATCTTGTCGAGCAGGTCGGCGAGCTGGCGCATGTCAGCAGAGTCACCCACCGCAAAGCCGCTGGGGTTGTGGATCATCATGAACGCATTGCGCGGCATCTCGATCCGCGTGCCTGCCATGGCGATGACGGAGGCCATGGAGGCGGCGAGGCCTTCGATGCGCACGGTGACGTTCCCACGTGCCTTCAGGGCATGGTAGATGGCAAGACCATCGAAGACCTCACCGCCAGGGGAGTGAATGGAGAGAGTGATCGGAGTCGCAGCCGCGATGCTGCGGAGCTGGGCGAGGAAGTCTTTTGCGCTGACACCCCATGCGCCGATCTCATCGTGGATCGAGATTTCAGCGGGGGCTTCGGCGGAGGCGGCGTTGCGAATGGTGAACCAGGTCTTGCGGGACATGCTGGCGGGCGCATGTCAAAGCCGCGTGGACACGCTGAAGCGTGAACAACGAACTCTAGGCATCCAGCTCGGCGATGTCGGCGGCGAGGGTGGCGGGATTCAGGGCGGTGAGGATGCCAGAGGCGGGCTGCAATGTTTTGAGACCCATGCCGATGGCCAGGGCGACGCTGGCGGGGATTTCGACCTGGTCGAGCGGCAAATTTTTAGCGCGGGCGATGGCGTAGCGGATGCTGTCGAGCTTTTGGTCAATGGCGGCATGACGGACGGCTTCGCCATCTTGGCCGGTGCTACGCTCAATGAGATCGTCGGGCGTGATGAGGTTTTCACCGAGGCTTTCGAGGTCGGCGCGTTTGTCGCGTCCGGCATCGACCGTGGGATCAGGATCGGTGACGAAGTCGATCTGATTCCAGTCTGGAATGTTGGCATACTGGAACAGCGGGCCGCCGGGCATCATGGCCGTGCCGATGACTTTTTCCCACAGCCATTCCAGGAAGGGATACAGGCGGGCGCGGAGGCCTTCGTGGGCGCGGGCGACCTGCTGGAGCAGTCCGCGATATTCCACGCCACCGACTTTGCCACGGGTGAAGATCCACTCGGGCGGATACTTCAGCTCGAACATGAATGGGTGGAGGAGATCGGCGAGAATTTCGCGGAACGGGATGCCCTCTTGGGGATTGTTGAAAAAGTTGAAGGACTCGTTGTCCGACATCGGCAGGAACACTGCGCCTTCGGCGACCTCGACAAAGCGGCGACCCGTGTCGGCGGTGGGATTGCCACCTTGCTCGGCGAGTGCGATCTGCTGCATCGCATTGAGCATCTTGCCATCGCGGGTGGTGGTGGCACCGAGTAGCGAGGCGCGGACCTTGGCCGAGTGCTTGCGCAGGGCTTTGAGATCGAGCGAGTCGAGCAGGTCGCGACCACTCGCGAAGATGACGGGGTCGCCGTGATACTGATGGATGCGCGTCGGGTCTTTGAGATGGAAAATGTTTCGGTGTCCCATGGCATTGACCGCTGGTATGTCGGTGAATGCTTTGGAGAGCAGATAACCACTCGCGTCCGGGTCTTGATTCAGACGCAGGAGCTGGAGTTGATCCAGGCCGTTGTATTGCAGGCCGTCAAACCAGCGCAGCTTGCGGGCGGCGACGCTTTGCACGTCGCCATTGGTGAGCTGGTCACGGCTCACGAGTTGAATTTGAAAGGCTCGCTTGCTGCGGTCATTGAGTGACCACGAAGCGCCGGTCGGCTCATAGACGGGCAGGATGAAGAGTTCGCCATCGCCCAGCATGGCGGAGAGCAGCATGGGCTGGATCGCGAAGAGGTTGTGCTCTTTGCGGATGTCGATGGCGGGGGAATCAGCCCATTTTTTGAAGAGCGCGGTGGCCTCGCGGCGGAAGTCGGCATCTTGCGAGATGGACTTGCAGCCAATGCCTTTGCCGACGGCCTCACGCGGCAGTTGCTGGATGCCGTAACGCACCTGGGGAATGCCTTCCTCGCTTTGCAGGAAGCGGGAGATTTGCACGAGATCCTTCGACCGCTGCATGCGCTCGACGCTTTTCGAATTCCAGGCGGTGTAATGCGGCGTGGAGCGATAGCTGCCACCGGAGGTGGTGGTCGTGGTCGCGGCGTTGGTGATGGGCGCGGGTGCGGTGGGCTTGAGTGTTTTGCGACGTGACATCGGGCGGCGGAAGTAAGAGGTGAGACGTGAGATGTCAGAGATCAGCCGAGCAGGGTGGCAGGCTCGTAGCCAGGCCGGAAGCGGAAACCGAAGGGACGGGAGAGCGACTTCGCGACTTGGCCGGCAATCTCGGCCTCAAGGTCTTCGATGGCGGCCTGCACGGCCTGCCGCCGCTGCTCCGGCGAGGAATCGCGAAACTGCGCCGAGTGCGAGGAGCCCTCAAAAGCCTGCGCCGTGATCTCGGCACCGCTGCGATCCTCGGCCAGGAGGAGGTATTGCTCCGTCAGCCATTGCCGCTGTGCGCTCGGATCGCCCGCATACAAGATGCGGGCGTGAAAACGGAAGTCCGAAGTGAGGTCGGCGATGGTGACTGCGGCCATGCAGCGACCCGCATGTCAAAGGGGCCGAGCATGAGGCAGGGATGGTTGCCGCAGGGTGGGCGGGGTTAATTAGGTCTCGTCAAAGCATCCCACCAGCGCGGAGGAGCTGGTAGTCGATGCACGTGTATTTGGAGCAGTCGCCGAAATGGTCGTGAGGGACGCGTTGCCATTCGCCGTCGGCGTCGCGTTTTTGGCCAGTGTGGCCGAGTTTGACTTCGGGGTCGGCATCGGTGGGTAAGTGGAAGGCTCCGTCGATGCGCTTCATCATGCGATTCGCGTAGAGCATGTTTTTGATCTCGCGATCGTTGAAGACTAGCAGGGACATCTGGGGGCGGGTGGCGACGCGGGTCTCGTGGAGTTGTCCATGTTTGGCATCGGAGCCTTTGACGGGGATGAAGAAGCCTTTCGAGGCGGCACACACGTCGAGCTGATCGTCCTGCTGCCAACCGGTGTCGAGGTAGCCACGGACGGGGAAGATTTTCTCGCCGGTGCCCTCGACGATGATGTGACGGGCGCGGAGGAAGTCGGTGGCGAGGAGGTCTTTGGATGAGACGACGGTGCCCCAGTCGCAAACCCAAACGCCGCCGTCGTGGGCGAGGGCGGCGAGTTCCCAGTGCGTGGTGGCCTCACCGGGATCGGCATTGAGGAGGAGACGGAGCGGCTTGAATGGTAAGGTGCCGCGTCGATACAAGGGGCGTCCGTTTTTGCCGTCGGCAATGGCTTTGACCACGTCGTCCATCCTGAGGTTGACGTTGAACTCGGTCCACGGGCGAGCCAGGCGGCTGTTGTGATAGTCCTGCAAGCCGAACATGTCCTTGAGTGAGTCGAGGAAGTCCCAGGCCATGGTGCCGAAGCTCTTGGTGGGTGAGTAAAACGAGGGCAGGATAAAGGTGCGGCGGTTTTTGGCGGCGAGTAAGTTGTGCCGTTTTTCGAGGCAGCCTTCGACCATGGCTTGCTTGTGCAGCTCAGTGATCTGGCAGCCGTTGTGCGGGCAGAGGTAGCGGACGGATTCACGCACGCGGGTCTCGTCCCACTGGCCGGAGGCTTCACGGGCGGACTTGTCCCAGGTGAGCGATTGGTAGTCGCTGGGCAGCGTGAGGCCGAGGTGGGTGTTGTAGTCTTCGACATCCTCGGGGCGGCCAATCAAATCGAGATAAAACCAGCCGTGGCAGTGCGGGCACTCGACATAAAAATGCGTCTGGTCACCGGCGAGGATGTAGCGCCAGAAGGGGTGCGTGGGGCTGTTTGGCGTGCTGGAGTAGTAGTGGAACTCCAGCGCACCAAAGCCATCGGTGCGCTTCGCGATGAGGTGGAAGGGGTGGGCCTCGGGGGCTTGCTCGCTCTCGCTTTGGATGAGCTTCGAGGCTTCATCGCAAAGGGTGATGCCGTAGGAGCCGCCGGAGAGAGCGCCGGGGGAATTGCCGCCGACGAGGTTGACCATGCCGCCAGCCATGTCCATGGACATGGAGCGATAGCGGTCGGCGTTCGCGGGCTTGCAGGCGGCGAGGATGGGATTTTCGTCGATCAGCACCTGCATGCGCTTTTCGCTGAGTTCGGTCTTGGTCCAATCGCGTGAGCTGCCGATCATCAAGATCGGCATGGGGGCGTTCACCAGGCGATACGCGGCCCCGAGCGTGAGCATAGTCGTTTTTGCGATCTGCACGCCAGCGGACACCCCGCATTCATTGACCCCGACTTCGGGGTTGAAACATTCCAGAATCGGCCGCTGAAATGGGCGTGAGGCGGTGCGAAAGGGACCGGCGGAGTTTGGGGCCATCTTGCGCGGCAGGATGATGTTTTGCTCCAGCCAGGGCACGACGGCCTTGCGCCGCTGGGTGCGAAACATGCCGAGCACCTCGCATTGCACGGCGGCGGTGCGACGCTGCTGCGGGGTGGAATTCATAGAGCCAGTTCGGCGAGGACGTTTTCGAGCGCGGGATTGAATTCCTCCTCGCGCCACTGGCTGATCGCTCGCATGGCATGCTGGGGGTTGTCAGGG